CGAACAGAACAACATCGCCTATACGCAAATGACGCCTCGTCCATTGGTGCAGAAACTCGAAGGTGCGTTCTCGACTTTGCTATCTGCCGAGCCAGGTGGCGAAAATGCTTTCATTCGTTTCAGCATGGACGGGCTATTGCGCGGTGATTCCAACTCCCGCTTCTCGGCTTACTCAAACGGCTTGCAGTCTGGTTGGCTAACCGTAAACGATGTTCGCCGTCTGGAAGACCTACCGCCGGTCGAAGCTGGCGACATCGCTCGCGTTCCACTATCGAACATCGCAATTACCGACGCAGGTGTCGTTGCGGAAGACAAGAAGGTTCTAATGGCGAACCGACTAGTTACCGCAGGTTACGATCCGAAGGAAGTCCTAGCAGCTCTAGGCTTGCCAGAAATCAAGCACACCGGCGTTCCGAGCGTAATGCTTCAAGGCGTAGCCCAGATAGACCCAGAAGACCCGCAGGGCGTTTACGAGGCTAACTAATGCCCATTTTTACTTACGCATACGACCTAGCCCAAAACGTTAGGACGCTGGTTGTTCCAGCTTCGACGCAATCGCAAGAGGTTTGCATACACAACCACGAACATTCCCAAAGCAAGGAAATCTTTTTGGGCAACGAAACTGTTACGGTTGCAAACGGTATGCACGCCGTAGCGACTCAAAGTAGCATAATAACCATTGGCCCAGGCGACGACCTATACGCAATTTCTGGGGAAACAGGAACCGTGAACTTGCGCGTTCTAGTAGTTAGGCAGGACTAATGCCGTATTTTATTTGGGACGAATCCCCAGAGTGTTCGGGATGGGCCGTAGTCAAAGAAGACGGCGAACAGATGTCTTGTCACTCTAGCAAGCAAGAAGCCATCGACGCTATGGTCGGCGTATCCGCCGCCGAAGGTATCGAACCAGGTGGAACCTACAACGACGACGAAGACGAAGAAGAAATCGAAATCGAAGTAACTGAACTTAGAGAAGTAAACCTAACCCCACCGGCCTACATGAGAGCCGCAGCCCGACAAGGCTTGCGCTACTACGAAGAAGGTAAGGCTGGCGATGGAGTGGTGGACGCAACTATCCGAGAAGCTCGCGCGATGGCGGAAGGAAATGTCACGGCAGATAAGTGGGTTCGGATTCGGGCTTGGATTAGCCGTCACCTTGTTGATCTGGACGCACCCGCCGCTAGACCTGATTCCCCTGATTATCCTAGCCCTGGTGTAGTCGCCCACTTGCTCTGGGGATCGGGGCCGTCTAAGGCTGCTGCTCGCCGTGCTTTGGCTTATGCCGAGGGCGTGGTTAGTAGAATGGAAGAAGAAAACGAAGGCCGAGCGAAAGGCGAAGCATTGTCAAAGATTGAAACTCGCGTATTTACTAACGAGTTTGAAGTGCGCGAAGACGGCGACGGAATGACCCTAACCGGCTACGCCGCCAGATTCAACGAGCCAAGCGAACCGCTACCGTTTATCGAGCGTATCAAGCCAGGCGCGTTCAAGCGATCTATCAACTCACGCAACGACATCAAGCTTCTATGGAATCACAATACTGACATGGTTCTAGGCTCAACCCGTGCGGGAACCCTAACCCTAAAGGAAGACGAAATCGGCTTGCGCGTTGTGGCTTCACTTCCAGACACAAGCTACGGACGGGACGCAAAGGTTTCGATTCAGCGTGGCGACGTAACAGGTTTTAGCTTTGGCTTCACCGTTCCAGCGGGCGGAGATTCCTGGTCGAGCGACGGAACCGAGCGAACCCTAAAGTCTGTTCGCCTAATGGAAGTTTCTACCGGTGTAGCGTTCCCTGCCTACCCAAGCACAAACGGAACCGCCCAGGTTCGCGGACTAGACAAGGTAGCCGAAAGAAACAACATCGACGCAGACGCACTAGCAGACGCGTTGCTAAAGATTGAAGACGGCCAGACCATCTCTAAGGACGAAGCCGAAATGGTTTCCCGTGTTATCAGCGACCTAGCGCCTTCGGAAGAAGTCGAGCAGAACCAGGGCGACTTGGGTATGCTTGCCTTGAAGAAGAAGAAGCTCGAACTACTAATCAAAGGAATCTAATGGCAACCAAAGACCAGATCAAGAACGCAATCCTAGAGGTCGCGGGCTACCCGATTAGCGGTGCAATCGCAGACCTAGCAGACTCAATGGCCGACGCTGTTGTCGCCATTGACACTCCCGCCGTCGTTGGCGAGGTAAAAGAAGCGCGTGTAACCAAGCCGACCGAAATTCGATAGTCGCCAAGCTTACGCTTCTCCCCGCCGGTCTTCCCCTTTCACCGGCGGGGTTCTTCTTTTTGCGGTATGCACTCATGCTATAAACTAGAACCAGGCGTGTGAGTTAGCTCTAGCCGTTTTAGTCTGCGTCAGCGCGACTAATCACTTACATTCAATTTAGGAGAAAGAATGTCAGAGTTCATGAAGGCTCAGCACGATCTCCGCGCAAACTTGACCATGCAAATTCGCGAGGTCATCGACTCGGCAGAGGCAGAGTCACGCGGACTAGATTCAGAGGAACTTCAGAAGATCGACCGTATCGAGGCCGACATTCGCAAGGCCGACGAGTCCATCGAAGTAGCAACCCGCGCAGAAGCCCGCAAGGTAGAAGCTTCCGTAGCCGCTAAGGGATTTATTCCTTCGGTTTCCGAGGAGCGTTCCGCTGGCGACATCTTCCGCGCACTAGCGAAGGGCGAGGCTCGCGACCACGAGTTCACCAAGCGCGCTGCTCTAGTATCTTCAAGCAACACCGTTCCTAAGTCGTTCTACGACGAGGTATTCGACGTTGCACGTCTAGCTGGCCCAATGCTAGAAACTTCGGAGATTATCCAGACCACTTCTGGCGACCAGCTCACCATTCCTACCATGACTGCCTATTCGACTGCGGCTCTAACCGCAGAGGGTTCCGCAATCTCGGCAAGCGAGCCTACTTACGCTTCAATCACCTTGAACGCTTACAAGTATGGTTTCTTGGCTCAGGCTTCGAACGAGCTAGTAACCGACGCTGGTTTCGACCTAGCAAGCCACTTGGCTCGCCAGGCAGGTAACGCAATTGGTTTCGCTGTAAACTCAGCTCTAACCACCGGAACCGGAACCGTTCAGCCACTAGGTATCGCAACCGCAGCCGGAACCGGTGTAACCGGTGGAACCGGTGTTGCAGGTGCTTTCACCGCGGACAACTTGATTGATCTCGCTTACTCTGTCAATGGAAGCGTCCGTCGCTTGCCTTCGGCAGCATTTATGGCGAACGGTCAGTCGATCGGTGCTATGCGTAAGCTGAAGGACACCGCTGGAAACTACCTATACCAGGTTGGTATCGGCTACCCAGACACCTTCGCTGGCTTCCGCGTCGTGGAGAACCCACACGTTGCAGCTATCGGCACCGGTGCTAAGTCCGTTCTGTTCGGTGACCTAGAGTCCTACAAGGTTCGCCTTGCAGGTGGACTTCAGGTAGCTTCTTCACAGGACTACGCGTTCAACACCGACCTAACCACCTGGAGATTCTTGATCCGTCTAGACGGTAACTTGACCCACCAGGCACACATCACCAGCTTCAGGGGCGCAGCCAGCTAAACCCTTGTAACTAACTGATAGGCCCCGCGTTGTAGGTTGCGCGGGGTCTATCTTTTTTTGATAGGCTTTCACCATGAAAACCTACGGCGCAATCTCTATCGCAAGCAATTCCCCAGGCTCGCCTACCGGCTACGGAGTTCAGGGCTTACTACTAGCCGAACGCCTAAAGCGTGACGGTTATGACGTGGCCGCTTTATCCAACTTCGGGCTAGAAGGCAACATCTCTACGCTCGAAACCAAATACGGCTCGATCGCACACTATCCCCGTGGCTACACGCTCTATTCGGGCGACGTTCTAGAAACACACCACAAGCACTTCTTAGCAGGGCGCGAGATTCCAAACGCAATCCTTACGCTTTACGACGCTTGGGTATACCTAGACGTGCCACAACTAGAAGACCTAAAGTTCTGGTCTTGGACACCGGTAGATCACCTATCCGTTCCGCCAAAGGTTGCGGCCTGGGCTAAGCGACCAAATGTAAAAACTATTTCCATGAGTCCGTTTGGGCAAAGACAGTTCCAAGCCATCGGCGTAGACTCGACCTACATTCCTCACGCCGTCGATACATCGGTTTACAAGCCGACCGACAACATTCAAGGCTATGGCCTAAAGCAATACATGGGCGTAGG